AAGCTCTGATTTTGCTGTATTAATCTGCTCAGTCAACGCACGCTCTTTATTTGCTAAGGTTTGATTAAGCGTATTAACAGACGCTGTGCTTGCTTTGTTTGCAAGTTGGGCGGTTAATTGCTCTTGCTTTGTTGTTAACGCCCTTTCTGTCGTTGTTAAGCTTTGGTTAAGTGTATTAATGCTTGAAGTATTACCACTTACAGAGCTTTCAACAGTATTAATCCGCTCAGATAAGCTTTGGTTTGTCGTTGTTAGCGTGTTAATGCTACTTTGTACACTCGCTTTATTGCCGTTATAGTCAGATTGCAGGGTGTTGATACGCTGGCTTAGTGACCGCTCTTTACTTGTCAAAGTCCGCTGCACGCTTTGTAAATCAGCACTGCTTGCTTTGTTTGCAAGCTCTGATTTTGCTGTATTAATCTGCTCAGTCAACGCACGCTCTTTATTTGCTAAGGTTTGATTAAGCGTATTAACAGACGCTGTGCTTGCTTTGTTTGCAAGTTGGGCGGTTAATTGCTCTTGCAAATCCTCTGGAGCTGCTGTCCAATCTGTTGCGATGTTGCCACGCTCCAGCTTGATCTTATCAATGCGACTTTCCCCAGTTTGGGCTTGCGAAAATGGATAGATGTTTAGAGCAGTATTGCTTGCTGTGTTTACGCCTAAGCTGACCGCCCAAGGGGTTTTTAGCACATACACGCCGTCACTGATTTTGCTAAATCTACCTAGCTTGACCCAGCCGCCCGAGTTGTACGCATAAAATGCCGTTTTGCTGTCTGCAAGCTGACCCCAGATAGTGATGACCACATCATCGCCATCTGCTAGACCGTGATTGGGGGCAAGTGGGTATGAGCGGATGGGATAGCTGTCATTTTGTACAACTACGCCACTATTTATAATAAGATTTCTGCCCCCGGCGGACAAGTTGTCAAATCTTGCCCCGAGCCGTTCAACACTTGTCGCCTGTCCGCTTTGGGTTTGCTTAATCGCTGTGATTTCGCTGTTTGTATTATCCGCCTGCGTTTTGATTTGGCCGTATTTTTGGGACAAATCCCCTGTGGCTACCCCCAATTCACGGATTGATGAGGTATGAGACCCCACCGTTTGGGTTAGATTAGCGATTTCTTGCGTTTTTGCATTTTTATCAGCTTGCAGGGCATTAATATCAAAGATAGCGGCGGTAATGCGGTTACGCTCGGTGGTAATATTACCTACAGCGGTTTGTAGCGTACTTTTGGCGGTGCTTAGCTCGTTTTGAGCGGTGGCAAGCTGGCTGTTTAGCGTGCTAAGATTGCCATTGACTGAATTTACCGCACTTTCAAGCGTTGGGATTTTATTAATGCTTGGTATTTTACTGTTAAAGCTATTAATATTACTTTCAATCGTTGGTATCTTGCTGTTAACGCTATTGATAGCACTTTCAAGCGTTGGGATTTTATTAATGCTTGGGATTTTGCTGTTAAAGCTATTAATATTGCTTTCAATCGTGCCGATTTTACCGATGGGCGTACGCAGTGATTGGTCAAGATGAGATTGGCTAATCTGACCTGACAGCATGTCAAGCACTTTATCAGCGTCTGCCGATGTCGTGCCGCTGACCCAGTCTGTCCAGTCTGATGTGTTGCCCAGCTTATCTACAATTCTAGCACGATAAAACTGGGTCAAATTGCCTTGTAGCCCTGTGATTTCGTGCTTATTGGTTGGGTAGGCAAAAGTACCAAGCGTGGTAATATGCGTGCGTCCATCAGGGCTAACCTCTATCTCGGTGAAATTTGTGTCGCCTGAGCCACGGGCGAAATTCCACCCTAAATTCATGCCAAATAATACCCCCTGTACGCTAAGGTTAATGGGGCGTGGCGGTTTGCCTTGTTTGCCTGTGATTTGTGTTAATTGGCTTGATGTTGCTAGGCTTTCATTATCAAAGGCGTCAATCGCTCGCACTTTTGCTTGATACGCCCCTGCATAGACGCCATCAATTTCAAGTGAATGTGATGATACTTTATGGGTTTGCCAAGCGTTGCTATCTTTTTTATATTCAACAATATAAGCCACAGCACCTACCACCTGCTCCCAGCTGATGACAAGCGTGGTAATCGCCTGACCCTGATGGGTGCGTGTGCGTTCGGTAATGCTTACTGAGTTTGGTGGTGTCAAGACATGAGCCTTAATCACCGAAACTTCTTTTTTTGGTATGGCGGCAATGTTATTGGTGGCGGTGAATTTGCCAATTTCATATTGCAGTGCGGTAAATGAAAAGCTTGCATCATCATTTTGGCTAATCGTCATCACACGATACGCTCTTGGGGCAACATCGCTTGATGAAATGGCAAAGACCTGACCAGCACGACCGATGGCGGTGTCCGTCGTGATAACCGTATCATCAATCTGTACAATTTGGGCGGAATTATCACCAACCATCAGCGTATCGCCCACTTTGCCTGCCATGCGGTCAAGGGTGATTTGTCTGCCATCGGTTGCTACAATACGCCCAGCTTGCATACGCCCAGCTCGGTGATTGTCTTGCACATGGATAATCTCCCCAACCTTGGGGATAAAGCCATCTAAGCCTGTGCTAAAGCTCACCGTTTCGGTCTCTAGCTGTTCTGATTTTAATGCCCAAATCCCTGCTCGTTGGGCTTGTCCTTTACTTGTACAACCAAATAAATTTAGCTCTAATTGGTTAATACCGTATTTGGCGATGGCATGTTCATCTTGCACATAAATATAATCAGTTTCAAAATTATTATCAGGGTCATCATAAGCACATTTGACAATCGTATGGCGGTCTCTTGCTCTTGTCCCTGTATAGCTAAATTCACCGCCAATGACATTGGCATTACTAAACACATAAACAGGCTCTTTGGGTGTATCGGCATCCACCACAATGCTGGTACCGTCCCAAAAACTTAATGCTCTAAATACTGATGCTAGGTTTTGTAGCACACGATACGCATCATCAGCTTTTTGTAGATAGACATTCACCGTAAAGCGAGGTTCTTTGCCCCCTTTGCCATCGTCCACCATCTCATCGCAATATTGGGCTAAGCGGTACAGGCTCCATTTATCAACTTTACCCGCCAGTCTGTCGCCCAATCCGTATCGTTTGGCGGTACAAATATCATAAAACACCCACGCAGGGTTATTGGTATAAGCCAATTTAAAAGTACCATCCCAAAGCCCATCATAAGTGCGTGCGGTAGGGTTATAATTGGTTGGCACTTGAATTAGCATACCACGCACATGCACCGATACTTTAGCAATATTAGAAAAGGTTTGGGCGTCATATTTTAAGGCAAGCAGTGCCGTACACGGATAGCGAAGCTTAGCGTCAATAATTTCAGTGACAGCAGAGACAACCATGGTATCGCTTACCATCTCACTATCACGGTTTGGGGTAAGGCGACGCACACGCACAGACCAGCCTTGCTGAGCCTTTGGCAAGTCAATACGGTGCGACCGCTGATAGCCTTGGCTAACTTTGTCATCAACGGCGGTATTTAGCACCATCTCCCACGCACCGCCATCGGTTTGCACATCAATGGCGTATTCAATGCGGTAGCCAACAACATCGCCATTACCTTTTTGTTCACGCAGGGAATTAAAGCCCAAGCGGATTGCCACTGCTGACAGTTGTTTATTATTGATGGCTTTGGTATAGGGGCGGTCGTGGCGTAGTTCTACATTGACACTTTGCTCATTTTCAACGGATGAAAAGCCTTTAATGTGCGTTTGGTCAATGCTTCCAGCTCGAAAATCCCATGACACATCAGGAAAGTTCGGCTCGCCATTGTCGTTAATAATGGGCGTACCATCAAGGCGGATAGATTTGCCACCATCAACCAAGCCATATATTTCACCTTCTGATAAGCCGTACAGTGCTTGATAAGAGTTAGTACTGCTTGCTGTGTCTTTTTGAATGTACGGCTTGTTTGAGCTTTGTTTTTGTCTTTTTGCACCGTAGATTTTCATAATTACCCTTTCAGTTTTAATCCTAAACTTTTACGCCCTGTACCATCTTATCTTCAGCATAAATCGCTGCTGAGACAATAAAACCACCAATTTCTCGCTCACCGTATAAAATCGGTACAGGATTGCCCTGAGCCACCGTGGTGATTGCACCGCCAAAGCCATTATTGGGGCGGTTGCCATCTTCATTGTTGGGGTCAAGATTGGGCGTTGGCATTAGCAGACTTGACACACCGCCCAACATCAAACCTGCCCCTGCAGCGATTAGCCCAGCATTGCCTGTAACTACCCCTACCCCAACCAATACCCATCCTGCCACCACTTGTAGCCAGCCCATTGTCTTGCCACCAGAGCCTATCACCCTTGGCATGATATGAATGTGGCTTGCTGTGGTAATATCGTCCACTTGCTTCTCGCCGATGTTGGTTTTTTGAGTGCGTTTTTCGCCGTTAAAGATGGCAAATTTAATGCCCTGTTTTTCGGCATTCATCATAAACGCATAAAAGGCAGGGATTTGGCAAGCCAACGCATGGCAAGCTTCTTTGGCAGTTTTGACATCAAGGCGAAAGGATTTGCCAAACTTTTTGGCTAAAATGCCGTGTAAAATGACGGTTTTCATTGAATTTCTCACATAAAAAAACCCATAAGCATGCTTATGGGCTGATAATATTGGGATATGACTGTTTAACCGTTGTTTAACCGCTCATGCCTAACCACCATCGCCGTGCGTCTTTGCCAATTGTCCCCATAAATCTCACGCACGCTAAGACTGCCATGGGGGTGGTGCAAAATTAGGGCATTACCCACACAATCAGGCATGGTTTCGCTTTTTAACTTGCCATCGCCCACATAAATCAAAGCATGATTGACATGATGCGTCCGCCCAACACGGCACAAGATGACATCGTGCTTTTGTAAGTCGTTTTTATCTTGCATCTTGATAAAACCTGCTTTGGTGAAGTTATTTTCATATAAGGGTTCATGGTTCTCATCCTCCCACCAGCCATCTCTGCGGTGAAAGTCAGGCAAATCAATATCAAGCTCACGGCTGTAATAATCACGCACCAAGCTATAGCAATCTTGTACGCCATGATGATACTCACGCCCTAATAATGGGGCTTGATACGCTTTGGGCTTATGGCGTTTGACATCAAAGTACTGCTCACCGCCTGCATGGTAACCAAAAGCACAAATCACCCAATCTAGCCCATGTATGCTCATTTGCACCCTATCCACTTCGGACGGCTCAGCATTGCCGTCAGGGTGGCTATGGACAATCGCTTGTATTTGACCCTTTTCCCCCATCTCAAACATGTCAATGGGGTCTATCTCAAAATGCTCGGTAGGATTTGGGGCAATATTATCACAGGGGTAATACTGCCCATCTATGATAAGCCCACAGCACTCGTTAGGATAGGCGGATTTGGCGTGGGCGTGGATAGCTTCTTTAATGGTTTTGGTTAGTCGCATAAATTTTTCCAATAAAAAACCGCCCATGATGAGCGGTTGTTACAACAAATACAAAACTTACTGTATTGGAGTGGATAATGTTGGGAATATGTGAAAATCACCATTAGCATTCATTGCTAGACGATAGTACTTACTTTCATTTTTCTGAATGGTAACTTCTGTTTCATTTAATCTGTCCTGACAAAACCCCCTGCCAGTAAATTTAGCGGATAAAATATGCGTACCTGCGGTTGTGTGAATATTAATACTTTGACTTGACTGCAATCTTGCGTACTTTACACCATTCAAATATATCTCCACAGGGCAACCAGAACCCATAAACCCCATATCACGCCTAACAACTATCGTACTTCTATCAGAAGTTACATTGTTATCAACAAGGGAGACTGTTTCTGTATAATTAACTATTGGTTTGGTGCTACAAGCAGTTAAAACAAACAATAAAGTTAAAGCTATAATAGATTTCATATTTACCGATCTTTTTTAATACAAATAACTAAGAGATTATACAATACAAGTATTGGGATTTCAAACCAAACCAGCGGCAGGAAATCCACAAAAACTGCCTTCATTGTCCCTTAACTTACAGTGGGCTAATAAACCGCTACATCTGTCCAAAGTAGGGTCATCGGTTGGCTTGCCATCATGGGTAAATCGTGCTGTACCTGTATAACCACACACTTCGCCACGATAACGACCACAGACCGCTTCATTACAGTAAGTGGTGATTTGACGCACAGGGATTTTTTGCCCTTCAAAGTCCACAGGGTTTGATAGCTCAAATTCTACAATGCCAAGGCTTGGGTTTTCGCTCACCTTTTGTTCTATGTACCATTCTTGCTGGCGGTAATTTTGGGCATCATGGCTGTCAAGATACGCCTGCAGGGTATGCGTTACGGTAAGCTTAGCCCTTGCAAAATCATCATACAATCGGCAAAGGGCTGATACCGCCCCTTGTATGCCATTAATCTTATCGCCAATGCTAAGCTTAGGCGTGCTTGCTCTGCCATCTGAACGCATCTCCAAACCGTCTGCCTTGATGGCGATGGGATGAAAATCCTGCCCCTGCCATCTAATCACCCCATCATTATGCCCATGAAAACGGTAAATCTCACCGCCCAATTTTCGTGCGTCTAATTCATACAAGGTAATAAAGCCTTGTACGGTGGTTTGTTGTATGTCTGTGTTAAAACTCATGGCAATCTCATTTGATTAATTAATCCGCCCAAGTGCCTGCATAACGCTAAGCACTTAGGCTATTACTTCCCAGTTTAACCAGTAAGTTAAACTTACCAGTTTGGCAGATTACTAACACAAATCTTAAGCTAATTTACTTAACTTGCTTACTGTGTTTGCTCAGCCCCATCATCTGCCTTGTCGGTGGTTTCACTGGCAAGGGCAGCACGCACCCCATAGCGATTGTCCTTAAAAGACAGAATAAAGGCGGTGACCGTTTGGCTGTTGTCCCAGCCTTGTAGTTGACGCAGTTGATTGGACGCCCACGCTAAAAGGTCAGCACGAAACGCCGTGGTGCGATTGCGTTTTAGCACGCCGTTGTTAGGCTCACCGTTCGCCACCTCAAAGCCGTCATCCTCAGGGTAGTAGGTAATCTCAATGGTGGCAGCTTTATCGCCATGTTGGTTTTTCCAAAAGTCCACCTGTGCGATAAAGCTCTGTAATACCTGTGCCTCGGTGCGTGATAGTTCGGTTAGAGTTGTTTCACTCATTGTTTTGCTCCTAAAAAAGCCCTTGATTTACAAGGGCTGTGGGTATGTCGCCGACATTAATGTCGGCGAGTTAAAAAACCGCTCATCAGATGGGCGGTTTGGGTTAAAAAACCTGCTTTAAAGTAAACCCAATTTGCCAAACATCGCCCCCCGTCTTTTGGCGTGATATCTCACCATCTAGGCGGACTTTAATGGCAGGCTCGCCCTTGATGGGGGCAAAGGTAAATGGCTCTACCCCTTTGGTATTTAATAAAAAGCTCAAAATCTCATCAATGACAGCTTTTGTGTCGGTTTTTGAACACTGCCATGATTTACGGCTGTTGTTAATGCCAAAACTTACCGCCTGCTCGTAGCCATCACCAAAGGCGGTTATGGTTGTATTATGGCTGATACTCTCACTGCTGTCTGCCGATATGTCCCAATTAAAAGTTTTCATTGTCTTTTCTCTCAAATTCTTTATAAATCCGATAAATGTCTGGGGCTTTATAAATCAGCATGAGTATAACTAGGGTTATCATTAAAATAATGAATTTTGCCATTGTTAATCTCTCACTTTCAATATAGGTTAAAAATGTGATAAAATCACCCATAAGTTATCCTTTTAAGTATGGGTTAAAGGGGTAATAAAAAACCCAACTGTTTGCACCAGTTGGGTTTTTGCTTATCTGTACAGTAAACCGCCCTGCCGTCTTTCTTTTTGCAATTCAGCTTGTACGGCTAATTTGATGGCATACCCAAGCTGTTTGCCCATGGTATGATTAGCTTGTACATCGCCACTGCCATCGCTATTGACTGTGACATTTACGCTAACATTGACTACACTGCCGCCAATGCCATCACCACGGTTTAGCCGTTCAAGATTGCCAACGCCGATACGCTTTGTAGCTTTAGCATTTAGTACATATTCTTGACCATGTACTACCCCTGCCACCTGATTTATCCCCATGTTGCCTGTGTAGCCCCCTGTGGCAAACCCTTTGGGGCTGATGGCGTTAATCATGCTTAACACATGCCCCTGTTCCAAAGACACTTTGGCGACATTGGCAAGTTTCTGCCAAATTGTCACCGCTGATGGGTCTGCCCAAGCATCAGCAACCGCCTTACCCATTTTAA